ATTTGGGTATGAGGCGCACAGTGCGCGGTCGCGATTCTCCACCGGAGACCAGAGGGGCCTAAAGGCCCCTATGTATACGATCCTCGTTCTCTCCCGCACTGTGCTGTATAATAAGTTTTATGTATTAAAATATGTTATCATATGAGTTACAGTCATGCGTCTTCTCAACGCCAGTATCTGTGGATGAGGTCCTCCATCATCATCTTTAAAACAACCTTCCGGTGGAAAGTTACTCGTAACTATAAACTTCGTAGCATATAACGGGACTATATCCCCTTTCGTCTCTACGGTACACTTATACCTATCAAACCATCTCAACAGATGATTAATATCTATACCCTTAGGGGCAAAATCATCTATAATGACATCTGACTCCAACATGTATCCAGTCCACCATTTGGTTCGGGGCTCTTTAATAAACGCTCCAGGAAGTCGTTCATGGGCCAGTCTTGACTTTCCAACACCAGGCTCTCCCCAGATCCACTCGACGTTGATGTCAGGTCGATCAATGGGGACGGCAGATCCCAAACTGTTTCGTAACAATGTATGTCTGGAGAAGTAGAAGCACCCAGGGTTGGCCTCTGCGAACTCATGGGTCCTACGATCCTCGAAAGCGGACTTCCACTCGAGGGCGAGCTCGTCTCTGTTCTTTCGTCCTCTGGCGTCGGGGCACGTACCGCTCTCCCAGGAGTCTCCATCCTTTGTACAATATGTCCGGTTGTCGCTTGGAGTTCCTCTAGCAACCTCGAAATGAGCTCTTCCTGATAAGCTATCCTTGAGCGATGATAGTCTACACTTGACCTTCTTACGGAAATATCCTTGCAGATGCGGCGTACCCTCTTCTCCAACCTCCTTACCGACGACAGCGTAATCGCACTCGGCACTACACCAATCTTTGATGGAGCGGTACTCATCCTCACTATAATTGTTCAACACAAATAACCAAGACCTAGACTGCACAGACTGAGGGCGGCGAGGCATATAGAGCAAGTAGAGCAAAGAGCAAGCACAGGGGGTAATACTGACCCCTGTGCTTCTTGCTCTCCCTTTATTCAAAAAATATCTAGTAACTGTACATATTACGGCGCCGTAGCGTCACCACTAAATGATATACTATGCCTAGATTCTATATTCGTATTCATCGCCGCAGCGGAATTCAGGTTGACCAACTTAATAATCCAAAAAGGACGACCAGGCTCCACGTCACTATTCCACTGACCTAGATCCACTTTCTTACCAGATACGTACTCAGTTCTGGTACACGAATTCAAAGGCAATACCACACTAACCACAGGTTTACTAAAAGAATAAAGTCCTTGAAAGTCAGCTATAAGAGACGGGTCCCACGCTGCATCATTGGTCGTCGACGCCGGAATAGCCGACGTATACGCTCTTGACTTAAACCTACCTACCCAAGTAGTAACCTCTAACAAATTACCAGTATTGGTATTCGTAACAATCAAATCTAATTTACCACCTCGAATATACAAATCCGATATAAACGTTGGAATAGCACTCCATCCTTCCGTATTAACAAATCCACCAGTTGTGGTCCAAAAACTTCCCGGAATACCTGCACGCATACCCGTCCAAGTGCCAGTAGCTGCACCAGACACTACAACAGCCGCCAACGTCTGAATAGACCTATAATGCTGCTGATTATCAGTAGCCCTCAGAGCTGTACGCAACCATCTCCGATACGGCACCCTATTATTCCTGAACCCAGTATGAGCCAGTGAACCAAAATTAGTAGCACCATACTGGCCACGTTTAGCAACACGTCCTCGTTTTCGGACGTATGACTTACGCTTCATAGGTCTCCGGGACTTCCGAGAAAACCGACGATAGCTTCGCTTATAAGCCATTGTAAAAAGACCTTCTGACCCGGTCGGGGTCTTATTTATACTATAACAGGGCCCTTCGGGCCCATGTCTGCGACGCCACAATATAATATCTCTTATAATGCATAATAATTTGGGTATGAGGCGCACAGTGCGCGGTCGCGATTCTCCACCGGAGACCAGAGGGGCCTAAAGGCCCCTATGTATACGATCCTCGTTCTCTCCCGCACTGTGCTGTATAATAAGTTTTATGTATTA